GCTGGAGACATGGAGAGGTTGGGACTTAAAGTTGTTGCAGGGGGAAAATGATGCCGTCCAGTAAAAACTACAAACGCAATTATAAAGAAGAGTATGCCAACTACCAAGGTAGTGAAGAGCAGAAACGCAATAGGGCCAAACGCAATGCTGCCCGTCGAGACATGGAAGACGAGGGTCGTGTTCGTAAAGGAGACGGTAAGGATGTCCACCATAAGAAACCGCTGGCTAAAGGTGGCGGCAATGGCAAAGGCAACTTGCGTGTTAAAAGTGTGTCTTCCAACAGGAGTTTTGCACGAACCAAGAAAGCGGGAATTAAATAGTGGCTATAAGCACGTCTGACAAAGACCTCATTAGAGAACATGCAGAAAATGATTTGCTGTTCTTCATCAAGTTGGTAGCTCCTCATCGTGTACTAGGGGCAGTGCACGAGGAGTTGTGTTTGTGGTGGGGTAGACCAGATGCCAAAGACAACCAACTCGTGTTGCTGCCACGTGACCATCAGAAGTCTGCGATGGTTGCATATAGGGTGGCTCACCATATTACTAAACATCCAGACACCACCATATTGTATGTTAGTGCCACAGCAGACCTAGCAGAGAAGCAACTTAAAGCCATTAAGGACATTTTTACGTCGGACATCTATCGTTTCTATTGGCCGGAAATGATTAATGAGAATGAGAATAAACGTGAGAGATGGAGTGTTGATGAAATTAGTGTAGACCACCCTAAACGCAAAGCTGAGAAGGTGAGAGATGCCACCATTAAGGCTGCTGGCCTAACAGCCAACCTCACTGGCCTCCATTGTCAAATTGCTGTCATGGACGACGTGGTGGTTCCCGGCAATGCCTATACACAGTTGGGTAGGGACACTGTGCGAGCAACCTATTCTCAACTCTCCTCGATTGAAACTACTGGTGCTAAAGAGTGGGTTGTGGGAACTCGCTACCACCCCAATGATTTGTACAAAGACCTAATGGAGATGACTGAAACCTACTACGACAACGAAACAGATGAAGACGTAGAGGTGCATGTTTATGAAACATTTGAGAAGGTGGTTGAAACCAACGGGGAATTTTTATGGCCCAAACAACGCCGCACAGATGGAAAAACATTTGGATTTGACGATAGAGAACTTGCTAGAAAGAAAGCCAAGTATCTGGATGTAACACAGTTTTATGCTCAATATTATAACAATCCCAATGCTGTTGAAACAGCCTATTTAGATAAGAGTAAGTTTCAATATTATGACAGGGATAAAATTGAGAATGTAAGTGGTGTTTATTACATTAACGACAAGATGCTAAATGTCTATGCTTCAATTGACTTTGCATTTACAGTTAATAATATGTCTGACTACACTGCTATTATAGTTGTTGGTATGGATGAGGATGGATTTATTTACGTTATGGACGTAGATAGATTTAAAACTAATAAAATAAGTGTTATGTATGACCGTGTTGCCACCATGTATAAGAAATGGAAATTTAAAAAACTACGTGCAGAAGTTGTTGCTGCTCAACGACTTATCGTAGAGCAATTTAAAGAGCACATGCGTAAACAAAATGTTTATTTCACCATTGAGGAATATAACCCTCCTCGTAATATGAAAAAGGAAGAACGCATTGCAGCCATATTAGAACCACGTTATTCCAACCAAGTTATTTGGCATTATAAAGGAGGCAATTGTCAAACACTAGAAGAAGAACTGATGATGAGTAATCCAGAACATGACGATTTGAAAGATGCTCTAGCTAGTGTTGTAGAAATTGCAAAAGCCCCCATTGCCAATAATAGAACATGGCGTAATAGGGATAGAAATGTATATCACGGTAAATTTGGCGGCCTTGCTGCGTAAGGAGAAAACATGCAAAACAACATTCAAATTTGTAAATGGCAACCTGACACTCTAGCATCCACAATTGCTGATATGTGGGTTAAATGGGACACTGCCCGCACTAATTGGAAAGAGGAAAAAAAGGAGTTGCGTGAATATCTTTTTGCTACGGATACGCGCAAAACTGCTAATAAAAAACTCCCTTGGAAAAACTCTACAGTGAGTCCCAAACTCACTCAATTGCGCGACAATTTGCATGCCAATTATATGGCCGCATTATTCCCAACTGACAACTGGTTTACGTGGGAAAGCAACGATAAAACTCCCGAACTGGCTAAAAAACGTAAAGCCATTGTGTCATATATGCGTGAAAAACTTAAGGCTTCCAATTTTCAATTGGTTGTTAGCCAACTCATTTACGACTATGTTGATTATGGAAACGTGTTTGTAGGACACACCTTCGTTAGTGAAACTAAAAAAGACCAAGCCACTGGTGACATTATTAATTTGTACACTGGCCCAAAGGCATTTCGTGTCAATCCGATGGATGTTGTATTTAATCCGGTGGCTGAGAGTTTTAATAAAACCCCCTTTATTCGTAGGGTGCTTAAGAGTGTCGGTGATTTGCTAAATGATGTAGAAACCAATCCCTCCCTCAACTATTCAAAAGAAATGGTTGGAAAGTGTTTGGAAATGCGTGCATCCTACCGTGAAAACGCAGAAGACATGAAGGCAGACGGCCTCATTGTTGACGGGTTTGGTAGTTTGGATGAATACATCAATAGCGATTTGGTTGAACTCATTGAATATTGGGGAGACATTTACGACTCTGCTACTGGTCAATATAAGCGAGATTGTCTCATCACCATTGCAGATAGGAAATTTGTTCTTAGGAACATTCCCAATCCTAGCTGGATTGGCACCAAACCATTCTTCCACTGTGGTTGGCGCTTGCGCACTGACAACCTGTGGGCACAAGGCCCGCTAGATCAACTCATGGGCATGCAATATCGTATCGACCACCTTGAAAACCTCAAGGCAGACGTGTTCGATATGATTGCCTACCCCATTAGTAAGGTGAAGGGCACCACTGTTGAAGAATTTGAATATGCTCCGGGTGAAATTATTTTCTGTGGGGATGAGGGTGATGTTGATTTTATGCGTCCCGATGCCACCGCTCTGCAAGCAGACATGCAAATTCAAGAGTTGATGAATCGCATGGAAGAACTTGCTGGTGCTCCTAAACAGGCAATGGGCATTCGCACTCCGGGGGAGAAAACCAAATATGAGGTGCAACAACTTGAGAATGCCGCAGGACGTATTTTCCAGAGTAAGGTGTATTGGTTTGAAAAGAACGTTTTGGAACCTCTACTCAACTCAATGCTTGAAGAAAGCCGTCGTAATTTTGGTGCTGTTGAGCGAATTAAGACGATTGATGAAAAATATGGACACGAGGTGTTCATTGAAATAACCAAAGAAGACTTGGTGGGTAGTGGTAAAATCTATCCTCTTGGTGCTCGTCATTTTGCAGAACAAGCCAAGTTTATTCAAGAGTTGTCCACCACCCTGCAAACCATTGCAGCAATTCCAGAAGTGAAGGCCCACATTAGTGGAAAGGCCATTGCCAAAGCACTTGAAGAAAACATGGGTTGGGCCAACTATGGCATCATTAAGGACAACGCTATGATTTTTGAACAGGCTGAAACTCAGCGTCTCATTAGTCAAGTACAGGAAGACCTAGCAGTTGAACAACAAGTTCCCACTGAAGGTGCTCCTATGGAGGCAATGCAATGAAGATGAGTTTGTCTAAAAATCGTCCTAAAGAGATGAGTAAGGAGGAATTTGAGAAGAGTTGGAACAACATTGGATATACTCTACAAGCTCTATATGTCAGTATAACTGAACTTATAGAGAACACCAATGGTGTTAGGGAAGATGATTTTACAATTCCCAACCACTATGCTTTGTTAGCTTTTCAAGCTGGTAAGAGAGCAGCATATAAAGAAATAGCAGAAATGCTACCTGAAACAAGTAAATTGTAACGGTTTGCCTTGGTTTGTTGTATAATACATTAGAAGCACTTTTTTTTAGGAGCTAGACAATGGCTGAAACAATCTTTGAAGGGGACAATCCTTCGGCAACACAAGCTGAGAGCGCCGCTGCTCAGGCAGTGTCCACCGGCACTGCAACTCAGACACAATCTGAAATGGTGGCTGCCCTTGTAGGTGAGGGCAAGAAGTACAAAACAATTGATGACTTGGCTAAAGCCTATGTCTCGGCAGATGAGTTTATCGAGCGCCTTAAAGCTGAAAACCACGAGTTGAGAGAAAAGGCAGTTGCCACTAAAACCATCGACGATGTTTTGGAGCGGTTGAATCAACGTCAGACCACTGAGCCTGTAGACCAACAGCCTTCGGTAGCTGATCTTACGACGTTAGTTGAGCAAGCCGTAACGGGTTTGGAAACGAAGAAGCAACGAGAAGGCAACCTGCTTAAAGCAGATGCTAAAATGAAAGAGTTGTTTGGTGAAAAGGCAGCAGAGAAATTTGAAGCCGTAGCTGCAACTCCTGAATTGAAGCAAGTGTATATGCAACTCGCTGCTGTCGATCCAGACAAGTTTGTTAGTTTGTTTTCAGGCACCCCAACACCTAGTGCTGGAGTGGAAACTGGAAGTAGTGTGAACACCACCACAACCTATTCGTCTACGAATGGAGTGAGGGTGCAGCAAGAAGGGACGAAGGAATTTTATGACAACATGCGTCGAACCAATCCTTCTCTCTATTATTCGCAAGACTTTCAATTGAAAATGGATCGGAGTGTTAGGAGCAATCCCGACCTCTATTACGGAAAACGATAAAGGAGTAACATTAACATGGGTATGAATTATGATGCAGTTAATGCCAATCTGGTTCGTGCTGAACTTTGGTCAGATCAACTTAAGGAAATCCTTAAAGACCGTCTGCAAGGTACTAAGTACGTCCGTTGGCTGAGTGGTTTTCCTGATGGCAACCAATTTACCATCCCGTCTCTTGGCGAGATTCCGATGCGTGAAACGGCTGAAAACACTGCCGTTGTTTACGACGCAATTGACACTGGTGAGTTCAATTTCACCATTGACCGCTACGTTGAAAGTGCCACCTTCATCACTGACAAGGCCAAACAGGATGCATATTATGCCGATCAACTGATCGCGTCGTTTGTTCCTAAAATGCGTCGTGCCCTTGAGGAAAACCTTGAAACGTCCATTTTTGCTCTGGTCAATCAGCAAACTCTCAGCGACCTCAACACCATTAACGGTGCTGCTCACCGCTTCACTGCGTCGGGTGACACCAACACCACCCTTGCACTTGCCGACTTTGCTAAGGCCAAGTATGCGCTTGACAAGGCCAATGTTACGGGTGCTCGTGTTGCAATTGTTGATCCGTCGCAAGAGTATGTGTTGAACACCCTCACCAACCTCACCAACGTCAGCAACAACGCACGTTTTGAAGGCATCATCAACACTGGTTTTGTCAATGACATCACTGGCATGTCGTTTGTCAAGAACATTTATGGCTTCGACGTGTATGTGTCCAACTACCTGCCTGTGCAGGGTACTGAAACCATCAACTCCATTGCCTCTCCGGCAACCACTGTTGTCAACCTGTTTATGGGTGTTGGCGGTGACATCACTCCGTTTGTTGGTGCATGGCGTCAAGAGCCGCGTGTTGAGTTTGAGCGTAACAAAGATTTGCGTCGTGACGAATATGTTATGAACGCTCGCTTTGGCCTCAAGATGTATCGTCCCGAATCTGTGGTCGGTATTCTTTCCAAGAACTCTGTCTAATAAAGGAGAATACACATGGCTACTGCTCAAAATCGTAGTTCTTCGTGGTCCAACCCTGACGGTCTTGTTGTGGGCTTCGGCACGCACAAGCCTACGCTGGAAGGTTCGCAACTCAAAAGCAATGTTGGCCCCGGTGGTGTGAAAACTGGTGTTGTTAAGTTTTCGTACAAAGACATCAATGCCAAAAGTGCTGGTCAAGTTGCTGCCTACGTTCCTGTAGCTGCTGGTAGTAAAATTGTTGAGGTGAAACTCGTCATTGACGAAGCGTGGGCTGGTGCGTCCAACACGCTGGAAGTTGGTGACGGTTCTGACCAAGACGGTTTCATCACCAGTGGTGTGGCTGCTGTTGCCAACATGACCGCTGGTGCTGTTTTGGCTGCAACTGGTGTGTACACTGCTGGTGCAACCGACACTGGTGCTGCGGAGCTTAAGTATTACGCTGCTGCTGACTCCATTGACGTGTTTGCTGTTAGTGGTTCTACCGACTGGACTGCTGGTTCTGCCACGCTGGTTGTCACCTACATCTAAAGTGTAGTTGTAGTAATGGGGTAGGTGTTCTTAAGAACATCTGCCCCTTTTTCACGTTTTAAGGAGACACAATGGCTCAAATTCAACACTCTGCAATTCCTGACGCACAACTCCATGAGCCGAAGGGTGTTGTGTCTGCTAATGCCTCCACTGTGTACATTGCTGACGGTGCTGGTAGTGGTAATTGGCGTTATCCTGCTGGTGGTGCCTATGGTGAAAACTACATTGCTGGTGGAGCCACTTCTCAAACCCTCTCTGCTGCAAGTGCCTATGCACGACTTGATCCGGGCACTGCATGGGACCCCAATGGCTTTCACAACACAACTCTAAATGCAGACGATGGCACCATTACACTGACGGTTGCAGGAACCTACCTAGTTAATTTCTATGCCCACTTCATCACTGCGGCACTTGCTAGTGGCACAAAATACAATTTTAAATATGCTGTTAACGGCTCCACTTCCACTCGCCTAATTAGTGCACAGAAGTTTACAAATGGAGCAGACAGCCTTAGTGTCAGTGCCACTGGCATTGTTACGTTTGCTGCTAATGATGTGTTGTCAATACATGTTGCTGGAGACGGCACCTCGTCTAACACAGCCATTACAGTGTTGGAAGCTGGCCTCTCTGTTGTTTTGCTGAAGGTGTAATATGCAACTCACACTCGTAGAAATGGTGCAAAACATTCTCAATGCGATGGACAGCGATGCTGTCAATTCAATTGACGATACAATTGAGAGCCAACAAGTTGCAGAAATTGTTCGTGAAACCTACTTTGATCTAATTGCACAGCGTGATTGGCCTTGGCTTCGTGAAGAGTTTGCTCTCACTGGTTTGGGGGATGTGGACAACCCCACCACCATGCGACTACCCAGTGCCTATAGCACTTTGTTGTATGTACGCTACAATAAGAAAGAAGTGAGTTTTGTTAGTCCTGAAGAGTTTAGGGCAATGGTTGATTTGCGTGTTGAGCAAACTGGCGTAGTGGATAGCAAGGGTTTCATCCTCAATCGTGATCCGCAATATTTCACGAGCTATGACGATGACAACCTTGTGTTTGATGCCATTGATATGAGTGCTGACAACACCCTCATCGGGGCTAAGAGTGTTTGTTATGGAGCACGCATTCCTTCATTCACTATGGAAGACACCTTTGTTCCTGACGTACCTGAGAAGATGTTTCCAACATTGCTGGCAGATGCAAAGGCAACTTGCTTCCTCAATTTGAAACAACAACCAAATGCTCGTGAGGAGCGTCGTGCTCAACGTGGGCGTGTCATTATGCAAAACAATGCATGGCGTAACAACTATGCACAAGCAACCTACAATGGTAGGGTGAATTATGGGAGAAACTAATGGCTGATGAAGGTGTTGACAAAATCCGAGAGAAGCACAAGGCTAAACAAGACGCTGCTAAAGAAAAATATGAGGCTCACAAAGCGGCCATTGAGAATGATGAGAAAAAGCTACTTGTAGAAACAACTCCCACAGGAATGCTCTATGTAAAGTTTGAAGGTGGTGGAATGCTACCTGAGTGTTTGAAAGGCAAGTTTACAAGTGTTGAGCGCATTAGGCAACTTTGCATTGCCAAATATGGCAAAGATATGTTGAGGGTGTAATGGCCGTACAAGCGGGGAATAAAGATAGCTTCACTTTCGTGGCTGGCCTCAACACTGAGGCTGGCTTTTTCACGTTCCCTGAAAACACTTGGAAAGAGGGCACCAACATTATTCCTAGTGTTAGTGGGGTGTTGCGTAAGCGCACTAAACTCGACTTGGAGAGCAACTCATCCCTCACCACCCTGTCAATGCCTCTAGCCACAGTGAGTAATAGTGCCTTCACTTGCCACGAATGGAATGCTGTTGGTGGTAATGGTGACTTCAACTATGTGGTGAGTCAAGTTGGTCGTTATGTATATTTCTACATCAATTCCTCTGTTGAAATGAGTGCGTCTCTCAAGACGTTTTACGTAGATTTGAATGACTACAAGTCAACAACCACGCCTTCTGTAATTGGCAGCAATCCAATTAAAGCTGTCAGTGCCAACGGTGCTCTCATCATAACGAGTCAGGACACTGACCCAATTCTCGTAGAGTATGATGGGGACACTGACACCATTACAAAAACTCATGTCACAATTCAGATGCGCGATTTTGATGGACTTGATGATGGATTGGCAGTGGAGGCAAAACCTGCTTCTTTGACCGACCCACACAAATACAACCTGTACAACCAAGGATGGCCGTCAGACAAAGTAACAGCCTACCACACTAGCAAGAGTGTGTATCCATCCAATGCTCAGAGTTGGGTGTATGGCAAAGATAGCAGTGATGACTTCGATGCAAGTGTGCTTGATAAGCAGGATTTTGGTACGTCTCCTTCCCCTAAAGGGCGCTATGTTCTGAATGCGTTCTACCGAGACAGAGCAACTGCTAGTGGAATTGGGGGTATTGCTGTAGAGAGTGAACACTACAGGCCATCCACATGCGCGTTCTTTGCAGGTAGGGCATGGTATGCTGGTGTGCGCTCAGACAAGTTGACAACACATGTGTTCTTCAGTCAGGTCGCCATCAACCCAACCTACTATGGAAAATGCTATCAGGATGCCGACCCCACTTCTGAAGTGTTGTCAGACCTCATTGACAGTGATGGTGGTGTTGTTCCCATCCAAGACTGTGGTGAAATTATTGACCTAGTGGTTGTTAACAACAGTGTGCTCGTGTTGGCCTCCAACGGTGTTTGGCAAATTGTAGGTACGGCACAAGCAGGTTTCACTGCCACTGGATACGAAGTGAAGAAGGTGAGTAGCTTCGGTTGTGTAAGTAGGGCTAGTGTTGTCAACGTAGACGAGCGTGTGTTGTTCTGGAGCAGCAATGCCATTTGTGCAACAGAGATGACGCAGGTTGGAGATGTGTCTGTTAAGAGTTTGACAGACATGAACATCCGTACACTGTACACCTCCATCAGTCCTGTAGCACGACAATGGAGTAGTGGGGCATACAACGACTCTAGCAAACTCGTCTATTGGCTGTATAACGAATCTCTAACGTCGTCTTCGGACCCCTACCCATACAAGAAAACCAACATTCTGGCACTGGACATTCGCACCACTGCATTCTACACGTTTGAGTGGACTGCCTCTACGGCCTACCCATTCCTTGTCGATGTGGTGGTGAGTAAGGAAACTGTTGAGGAAAACACCAACTATGATGTGGTGGTGGGAACTGACGAAGTGATGTCCTCCACTGACACTGTGGTGAGTCAGGGCATTACAGCATTTGCTAGTGAGAAGCAATTTAAGTTTATGACTGTGGTGCCTGAAGGTGGCGGTAGTTATGAAGTGAGTTGGGCAGACATGCTCGGCACACAAGATGCTCCGTATAAGTTTTACGATTGGTATTCCTTCAACAACACTGGTGTTAGCTATGACAGCTATGTGCTAACAGGCTATTTCTTTGGCCCCGGAGGCCCGTCTAAGAAGGCACAAACCACCTACATCACAACCTACATGCACAAAACTGAAACAGGCTTTACAGAGGAATATGACCCAGTTAATGAGAGTGGGTGTCTGATGCAGAGTAGGTGGGACTTTACAAACACTACCACAGGAAACAAGTGGGATGCTGGACAGCAAATCTATCGGCATACACGAATGTTCATCCCTTCTGTAACAACTGATTTTGATGATGGCAATGCTATTGTAATTTGTAAGAACAAAGTTAGGGGCAGGGGAAGAGCACTACAACTGAAGTTTACAGGTGAGACTGGCAAAGACCTGCAACTTGCTGGTTGGAGTGTGGTTGTTTATGGAGGCACTAATGTCTGATCGACGCACTGTTCTTAAGAACGAGTTTGGACATCTTCAACTACAACCATTCGGAGACGAATGGATGGTACATTTGGAACTTTATAAGTGGAGTGCCGATTGTTATAAAGCCTATTTGGTTGTGTTTGAGCAGCTAATGTTGGAGATGAAAGAACAAGGTGTTAATAGAGTGTTTGTGCTAATACCGGCAACTGACAAGAAACTCATTAAGTTTGAGAAGATGTTTGGATTTCAACCACTACATGAGCAGGACGATATGCTCTTGATGTACAGAGAAACAGGAGAATAACATGGGCATTGATCCAGTAACCGTAGCAATTGCTGGTGTTGTAATGCAGGGTGTAGGGATGTTAAACCAACGAGACGCAGCTGAAGACCAACAACGTGCGCAACAAGACATGGCAGCAGCACGTGAGAGACAGTTTGCAGCAGAGAAACAACGTGCTGAAGTACAGAACGTGCGTAGTGTTAGACAACAAATTAGAGCACAACGTGCAGCAGCAGGTGCCATTGTGGCACGTGGGGCAGGTAGTGGCACGTTGTTCTCCAGCGGTGTTCAGGGCGGTGTTGGTTCAACACAAAGCCAAATGGCTGGCAATCTCAATTATATGTCTGACATTGCTGACACTCAAACTGCCTATGGGCAAGGGAGTCAGATGATGGGACAAGCCCAACTAGCCTACGGACTAGCACAAGGAGACATGGCTAGGGCACAAGCCTTCAGTGCTCTTGGTGGCACCATCTTCAGTCAGGCTGGCGGTATTACAGCATTCGGAGCAAAGCCGCCTACAAACACAATGTCTCCTCCTAAGACTGCCTAATATGATTGAATCTACCACTCAAGAACAGGAAGTGCCTGTTGTCGTAGAACCCTCTCCACTTCCGCATGATGCAGAGTTGGCAGAATCTCCTGCCGACATAGACGCGGAGTTTGTTGTTGACGACACCCCGAAGTTGGATGACGACACTGTAGAGGACAGTCCAGAAGCAGTGTTGGCTGCTAAAGCCGCAGCAGGTGTGGATGAGCCACAATTGAAAGCACAGGGCAGTGTGTCTCTCGGTATTCGTACCATTGGTGAGCAGATTTTTGCAGAAGAAGCAGCAATGCACAAGCAACTTGCACAACAAGCTGCTGCTAAAGGAGATGGGTTTTCCGTGGAACAATATGTTTCCACAGTTAGGCGCATGGAGAAGATTCAGCAAGACAACCGACTTGCAGACTACACCAAAGCCCTATCTCAACGTGCTGCTGAAAATGTTCTTATTAGCTCACCTAGCACTGTACACAACACGCCAATTGAAGACTTAGACAAGGTGGCTAGGGAACACGGCCTTGCCTATGCGTCTGAAATGCTTAGGGGTAGTAGGGAAAAGAAGTTGTGGGGCAAAGAAGTTGGAGCATGGGAAGGAGCAGGAACCCTACTGAGTGTGTTGGGAACCCTGTTCTTAGCTGCTAAGGCACACCCCATTGCTGGCACCATTGCATCTGCTGGAACCACTGCCTATTCTATGTGGGAACACAAAGTGTTGCGAGACGGCATTAAAGCCGTTACAGGCATAACTGTCGATGAGAAGTGGGGTGTTAGTGACACCCTAGAAGCTGCCAATAAACACTGGAACTCTCTCCCCACAGGGCAAGCATTGGAAGAACATCGCAAGTTGTACGACTACATTCTGTCTAAAGCAGACATCCTCCCCGGATTTGTAGGGAAAAGTTTTGCGGCTGGTTTGGCTTCACGAGTACACACTGGTGTAGAGAGCCAACCCGGATGGGGACTGTCCAACCGCACCCTCGACACCATTGATGCTGTTGCAGCAATCCCTGATGCTGTAGCAATTGCCAAACTTATGCACTCTCCATTCACTGCTGCTAAGAGTTTGGAAACCCTGTCCGGCGCAAATGCGGTGGGTAAAAGCATTGCCCAAGACGCCATTGCCAATCGAGACACGTTCAAAGTGGGAGATGCACAACAAGTTGATTGGCTACTTACGTCCAACTTGGAGCAGTTGTTCCATGACGCAGTTAGGGCCACTGGAGCGGCTGGTAACAAGGTGCTGAAAGAAGAAACTGCTAAACTTGCTGCACGCCTTGATGAACAAATTAAACTCAATCCGAATGACGATGCACTGCGTGCAGTGAGAGACACTGTTGCTAAAAGCTACTCTGAGAATCCCAATTCAGTTGCGCTGTGGAATGCTGAAACAGGAGAGTTGTGGCTACAACATCCCGGTAGGGCAGCACCATTTGTAGACAAGGGTACTGCTGAAGCTCTTGCTGCAAAGATGAGGTTGGCTGATCCAGATGGTGTGTATGAGGTGAAGGCAACAAACGCAACACAATCAAGACCCCTCATCTCCATAGATGAGGTGGATGACTACATTCCTGAATCGGCATTTGCTCGTGTTAAAGTTGAGAATGCAGAGTTGGCTAATGTTGTTTCAACTGGAGGCACTGCTAGGGAAGCGTTGTATACCATTCAATCGTCGTCTAAGAACGACGCAATGAGAGGGATGGCTGAAAGACTCCTCAACAACAAGCAACTCAATTTGGATGCTGTTCCCATAACTAGCATTAGTGACTTTGAGAAGAAAGCTGCTGGCAGCAAGGTGGCAGGACTCTATCGCTACTTGGAAGACACCATCGGCATTGATGCTGTACGACGTATCCCGTCTGAAGCCACAGTTGTACATGAAATTTTACACAGTGCTACTAGCCAAATTATTGATGCAGTGTTGTTGGCA